GTGCTAGAGCAGAAGTAATCGTAAGTAAGGGTCAGGTTATCAGCGTTGATCTAATTGATGGTGGATCTGGATATACCAAAGCACCAAAAGTTGTTGTTGCCAGAAGATATGAAATTCTAAATGAAAGAGATATTGGTGTATCTCTCATCAATGTCGGTATTAATCCTTACGTGGAAGTGCTTGGATTGACAACATCTTCTACGATTGATATTTTCAATCTTCCTGTACCACTGGCATTTACAACTTCTGCTGTTATTGCCGATAGTCCAAGAAGAATTGATCTTGAGTTTGAAGAAGAAATTCAACTAATCAGAGATACTGGTGAAGATGTATCTGCATTTACATCAGAGGTTCGCTCAGATAGACCACAACCTACTGGAGCAGCTCTCATTGACATGTTTACAGCGACTAACGAGTATCTCTCTCAAGTCTCTGGTCGTGTTGCTGATATTATCAGCAATTCTGTTGTCACTGCAAGTAGAGAGATTACAAGCACTGTACATAATATCATTCAGAACAATGCTCTTAGCAACATCAACTACTTTGAGGTTGCTGCTTACACTGATGTTGATACTCCTGCTAATGCTACAATTATCTATATCCCAGATACCAGCAAGTTTAAGACTAATGGTTATCTAATGATTGGTGATGAGATGGTACGCTACATGCGTAAACTCTCTGATAGATTCTTGATGGTTGAGAGAGGTCAGAAGGGAACAACTCCTCAATTCTGGCCTGCTGGAACATACCTCAGACAGGTTCCAGATCCAGTATCTGTCACACCTGCTGGTGTCATTAATGTATTCAGTGAAGCATCCGTTATCATGGTTGGTGCTTCTTCTGGAGTTGGAGAAGGTCAGGAAGGGCAAGATAGAGTTCGCTATCAACAAGTAGAGTCTCCAGACGTAACATTAACTACAACGTCTAGAGTCATCACTGCCGAAATTCAACCACAGTTGGATATTCAATCTGTAACTACAGTTTCTACTACTGTAAGATATAGATTAGAACCAAATATTCAATCTATACCATCAACTAGAGTTTCTTATTCTGAGGTAGAAACTGAAGTAGAAATTCAGACAGTACATTCTCAATTCACAATTCAAAAAGCTGCTACTGAGCTTGTATTAACTCCCCCAGCATCTGGAGTTGTTGATGGTTATGAAGAAAGCGTTTATATTGCCGATCCAATTAGTACAAGACTAAATGGATTTGTTGATCTAAATGATGATTATGGAGTTGTTCAAAGGAGTGGAAATATCATCTATATCTCTAACCTAGTATTTGGAAGTGGTACAGATTATGTCGGAAACTATTCAAGAACAAATGCTGGTTATGTTATCGGACATTTTGATGGAATTTTTGATGATGGATATTCTAATGTTTCTGGATTATCAATTCAGGAACTTACAACATATTTTGCTTCTCTCACTATTAGAGATTTTACTGAAAGAAGAAAATCACAATATACACTTGCTGGCACTAAGTTTAATCTATTGCCACCATCAATTCAGAGTCCTGCTACAATTGCGACATCTACTGGAGCATTGGATGGAGGATCTTATGGAGGAACAGCGACAACATTCAATGTTTCAAGCACAAATCAGTTCCCAGATTCTGGATACCTCTACCTATCAACTACTTTAGTTGGTGTTGGTGGAGCTCTAGTTTCTTACACAGGAAAGACCGCAACTTCATTTACTGGGTGTGTAGTTGTAAGAGAGCATGATGTATTGGGAACTAATGGTGGTTTGATTGTTGCAGGTGACACTAACGTTATACCATATTCAATTACCTAAATAACTGCATAAATATAAATAACTCAGGCACAACACTACGTCGGAAAAAACCAATGGCTGCTATTATCTCTGATAAGTTTAGAATTTTTAATGCGAAGCAATTCCTGGAGTCGCTTACTGAAGGTGCTACCGATACTAGCGCCGAGCGTTCCAGAATGTATTTCTTCGTTGGAAGACCACAACCTTGGAAAGCATACTTAGAAGTATATTCCAAATCAGCAACTGACTTTACGGTTGGTAACGAAGTCTATGTTGGAACATATGGTTCCACAGCATTCCGTGCCACAGTTTCTGCCGTTTATGATAGTGCCCTCCTTCTAACCGACGTTTTTGGCAGCAACGGTGTTAACTCTGCACCTTCTCTCGGAAGTGCATTAAAAGAGACTGCAGACGCAGGTGTTTCTGACACTGGCGCAACAGCAACCACTGGTGTTTATCGTTATGGCACTGAGGATGTTCCTCCTCTTCCTCTAGATAACCAAAGAGAGAAGATTGGTCTTTACGACGAAATCATTGCTGCTAAGCGTATTACTGATGCGTTTGCAAGAACTGTTATCCGCCGTTATAACTGGGATCTAGTTGCTAATCCTAAGTTCGATATGTGGAAGCCTGATTACTCTGCTACCCCAGGTGGCGGTGGTCAGATTGGTAAGCAGACTGCTACAGGTCAAGACAGCATTTCTGATGCTAAGTTCTACGTAATGAACTCTGCATATGAAGTATTCAAGTGTCTCTACAATGGAGAGAATCCTTCAAACGCAACGGGTCAGAATGCTACCGAAGAGCCAATCACAACTGGTGCTAACTACGATGCTGGTACTGGTCTCTACACCGAGACAACTGGTGCTGGTTACGTCTGGAAGCATATGTACACCATCCCAACTGATGACGTTCTGAAGTTCCTTTCTTCAGACTTCATGCCAATCGTACTTCCTGCTAATCCTTCTCGTGTTTCTGTTGAAGGTCTAGCAGTTGCTGGTGCAGTTGATGTTGCTTTAATCGAAGATGCTGGTAACGGACTACCCGCATCACAAACTTTATACACTAGTGTAAAGGGTGATGGAACTGGTGGCGTAATTGAGTTTGCAACTGATGGAAGTGGAACTATTACTTCAGCATCTGTAGTAGCAAGAGGATCTGATTACACCTATGCTAATGTTATTCTAAGCAACGGAAATCTTTATAGCGATCTAGCACTAACATCCGCTGTTGCAACTCCTGGTGGTGCTACTGGTGCTATTGAAGTCATTCTTCCCCCTCAAGGTGGTAACGGTTCAGATCACGAGACCGAATTGAATGGTAAGCGTGTGATGACTAACATCCGCCTAACCTATGCTGAAGGTTCTGGTGATTTCCCTGTTGATAACGACTTCCGTCGTATTGGCATCATTAAGGATCCATACAACTGGGGAACTACAACTTTTGCAACTTCAGACACTCTTTCTGGTCTTAAGGCAGTTAAGATTACTGGAGCAACTGCAGACTTTATTCCCGATGAACAGATCACTCAAACTGTAACGGGCGGTACTGCAAAAGGAACCGTAGTTTCATGGACTCTTGATAGTGGTTCAACTACAGATGGTGTTCTTAAGTATATTCAAACAAATGACGCTCATACCGATCAAGGTGTAGTAAGAGCATTTGAAAGCAATGGTTCGAACGCAATTTCTGGCGGTCAATCTGCTTCTTCTGGTAACGTTGATACTGGATATGCAAATACACTTCTCGGTTCAACATTTGCTTCTGGTTTAGCAACTCCAGAAATTGAGAACAATTCTGGTGATGTTATCTACGTCGAAAACCGTCGTCTCATCACTCGTGCTCCCGACCAAATCGAAGATATCAAACTTGTTATTGAATTCTGATTCAAAACAAAGATTATCAATCCCTCCAGCAATGGGGGGATTTTTTTTATCTCTACTAAATACTAAGGACTAGATACTAGTATTTGGCGGAGCAAGATGCCTCAGAAGACTAACCTAAATGTAAATCCTTACTACGAGGACTTTGACGCGAGTAAGAATTTTTATAAGATTCTTTTCCGTCCAGGTTACTCGATTCAAGGTAGAGAATTAACCCAACTTCAATCTATTCTACAGAATCAGGTTGAAAGTTTTGGTAAATACGCTTTTAAACAGGGAGAATTAGTTATCCCTGGTGAAGTTGGTCTTAATACAAAGCTAGATTATGTTAAGTTGTCTTCTGTGTCAGAAGTTGCTATTTCTGAAGGAGATGACATTGTTTACAGAAAATATGACATCACACAGTTAATTGGTCTTCAACTGCGTGGTTTAACTTCTGGTGTTACTGCTACTGTACTTTCCGCAAATCTAGCAACAGAAGCATCTTCCGATACTTTGTTTGTAAGTTACCTAAACAGTGGTAACTCAAATGCAGAATCAACATTCCGTCAAGGTGAAACTTTAGAGGTTATCAATGGTGTTAATACACCACTAATGGTTGTTGGCACAGATGGTAGTGTTCTTCCTACTAGTATCGAAGTAACAAATCCCGATACTGGTCTCGCCACTTCATTAGAAAGTCCCGCAATGGGATATGGATCTGCTGTAAAGGTTGAAGAAGGTATTTACTTTGTTAATGGATATTTTGTAAGAAATGAAGAGCAGCTTCTAGTTATTGATGAATATTATAACAAACCATCTTCTAAAGTTGGTTTTACTATTAAAGAAGAAGTAATCACCCCAGAAGAAGATGCTTCTCTATATGATAATGCAATTGGCAGTTCTAACTACACTGCTCCTGGAGCACACAGATTAAGAATTAGTCTAGAACTAAAAGAGTTTTCTCTAGACGCAATTACCGATAAGAACTTTATTCAACTTTTAACTGTATCGAGAGGAGTAGTACAGAGAAAAGTATCTCCCGCAGATTATAATGTTCTAGAGCAAACTCTTGCTAGAAGAACATTCGACGAAAGTGGTGATTATGTAGTACAAGATTTCTCTATCGACATTAGAGAATACGCACAAAAAGATGGAAATAGAGGTCTTTATGCTTCTGATGAATTTAATCTTTATAATGGATTAACTGCCACCGAAGCAGGAAGAAAAATGATCGCCAGCATTGGTCCTGGCAAAGCATATATTAGAGGATATGAGATTGTCAATAAAGAGACAAAGTATCTAGAAATTAATAAAGCAAGAGAAAGTCTCAGTAGTGACAATGTAACCCTCAAAACAAAAGGTCTCCCAACTTACACAATTAGTAATGTCTTTGGCAGTGTTCCTCTAAACAAAGAAGGATCGCAACTAACAGCATATCCAACAGTATATTTGTATTCACTATTCAATGATGGATACGTTGGATTAAGCAACACAGAATTAGATTCAAATTATCGCCAAACAGTTGACAGACGAGGACAATATTTCGATACTAATAAAGGAATTAAAACAGTAACCCTAGAAATTGTCGATGTCAATATTCCAATTTCTAGTATTGTTCCATCAGATTTAAATGATACTTTTAGTAAATTATGGTACGTAAAGACTAGAGCAGGCACTAATATTGTTGACAGTGTAGATGTTCTTTCTTATAGCAAGGTATTTAAACCTTTAAGAAATCCAGGAACAACTGAAGAATCTAGATTCCTCGAAGTAACTATCACTGGAACAAAGAGTGATCTCGAAAACATCTTTAAAGAATACGACGAAAGTTCTCAAGGAAAGAATAGAAAAGTATTTTTGACTCAAGCATCTGCTTTAGGAGATGAAAAAGAAGATTTATCTTCAACTATTTTTGCTAACGTCATTGATTATAGTGAAACTATTACTCCAGTAATTGGAACAGCAAAACCAAGTAATTTTTACTTAGAGGAAAGAGGTGCTGGATTTAATTCCGATTCTGATATTGTTATTTCCAAAGGAACACTTTCACAAGGTGGAAGTGCTTATAATGCTAAGTTTGCACTATCATATTTTGATCCACAATTCTTTACTAGAATTGTTTTACAATCTGTAGTTCCTACAAATTCATATGATGTTGGTGAGTATGTGTATGGTTTAACTAGTGGCGCATATGGTGTTGTAGAAGGAGCTCCAAATGGTGTATATTCTACAGGCAAAATTTTATTCGTCAAAACACTTTCAGGAAAATTTGTTCCTGGAGAAACTATTAGAGATGAATCTGGCAATCTAGTAAAAATTGCCAAAGAAAATACCATCTCTCACTTTATCGTTCAAGAAAGAGGTTTGGGATATCCATCTACATCAAATATTGTTGTTGATGGTGTTAGATACGATCAATCTCAAGTAGAACTTGGTTTCAACGGTCAAGGCATTTATAGAGTAGATATTATTGATAGAGTTTCTTTTGCTGGAGAATACGCCAAACCACCAGTGGTTACTATTGACTCTGGTGAATCAGTACCAACAACCCAAGCAGTAATTATTCCTGTTTTAAACAGAAATACTGTTATGACTTACACTCCACAAAATGTTAAGTCATTTGGTGCTGCTTATGGATCTGGTAATATCAACAAGTTTACAGCAGATGCTGTTGTTGATGACAGAGACTTTGCTAATATTTCTTCCGTAACTGACTTTACTTTCTTTGGTTCTAAGGGAACCAAGTTCCTTGAGTCTACCAGTTTTAGTGCAGATGCTAGTAGTATCGTTCAGCAAGGAGATTTAATTCAATTCTCCGATGCTTCTAATAATGTAATCAGAGCAGTAGTTCAATATGCAACTATTCAAAAAGGTTCTGCTAAGACCAGAATTTATATTGATGAAACACTTTATGATGATGTAACGAGTACAAGTGTTGTACTTCTTCGCCCAAGAGTTAAGAATCCAAACTCTGGAACCCTTCTATTCCCAACTGGAAGCAAGCAAGTACAAAAAATTTCTGCTGGAACAGAAGATACCAAAATCAAATACTTCTTCAGAAGAGATTTTGTTACTGCTGGATCTACTGGTGGTGGTATTATTACTTTTGCAGCTCAGCTACCCTTTGGCACACAAAGATTTACAGCATTCAACGAAAAAAATTATATTGTCACTGTTTTGAGAAAAAATAGCGCCGATCTTGTAGAAGATGGCGATATTGTTTATATCGATGCTGATAATGTAGAGGTTACTTCTGCAACAGATACTGCTAGTGGTTTGACTTCTGGAAGTATAACTTTCCAATTGCCAACATCTTATTTTAACTCAAACTTTGCTGGAGTAGAAAATTATGTTGCTCCAGAGTTAAAACTAACGGCAACTCTAGAAGTTTCTAACGCAAAACCAAGACTTAAAACTGCTATTAAGAACAAGCGTATTGTTGTAGATTCTGCTGGCGATAGAGTTGTTCCTTTCAGAGGAACTGACTATGATAGTGATGTTGTAGAAACCCTTTCATTCTCGGATGCATATAAATTACGTTACGTTTATGAAGGAACCAGCACACAACCACCAGAAATTGATAGTGCAGGAAATCTTGTCTCTGGTACGGACGTAACTAATAGATTTACATTTGATAACGGTCAGAGAGACACAATTTATGATGTCTCTAGAATCGTATTGAAACCAGGATTTGAACCAACTGTAGGTCAAATTGTAATTGCTTTTGATTACTTCGAGCACTCACAAGGAGATTTCGTAACTATTGACAGTTATTTACATGAAGCAGGTGTTGCGGAGGATGAAATTCCATCGTTCAATTCTTCTGCTTTAGGAAATGTAGAGCTCAAGAACGTTATTGACTTCCGTCCTAAGGTAAACACCAGTACAATTGTTGCTGGTTATCAAGATACATCTTCTCTTGAAGTTACAACTAGCAACTTCACTGGTCCTGGATCAGTAGTTGCAAGTACACCTGCTCCAGACATTAATTTGGAGTATACTTTCTCATTCAGTCAAGTTCAATATCTTGACCGTATTGATGGTATTTTCCTCAATAAGAGGGGAGAATTTGTTGTTAAGGAAGGAAATTCTTCACTTAACCCAACCAAACCAGATCCCGTCAAGGATGCAGTTGCTTTATTCTATGCATATATTCCAGCTTATACTACAACTAGCAAGGATGTAAGGATTACTCCTGTAGAGCACAAGCGTTATACAATGAAAGATATCGGTAAGCTAGAAAAGCGTATCGAGCGTCTAGAGTATTACACAACTCTAAGCATTCTAGAGCAGCAAGCATTAAACATGCAAGTCAAGGATGAAATTGGACTTGATAGATTCAAGTCTGGTTTCTTTGTAGACAATTTTGAGACTCATGGTATTGGCAATCTAGTCTCTGCAGATTATAAGTGTGCTATTGATAGCAGACAGTCTGTTCTAAGACCACAATCCAAAGAAGATTCTCTTCTTCTTAGAGAAGTTAATACTAGACAAGATCAAAGATCTGTTGCTGGATATCAAAAGTCTGGTGATATCGTAACTCTACCATACAGTAGTCTCAAACTACTTGGTAATGATTTTGCTTCTAAAACTATCAATCCAAATCCATTTGTTGTATTCCAATATGTTGGAGAGGGTTCGGTTTCCCCTCAAGTAGATCAGTGGTACGATCAAAGTGTAGAACCATTGGTTGTAGATACAAATACAAGTCTATTTGATATCTTTATTGCCAAAGATAATACAAAAGAAAGTTTCTCTAGTCTCCACAATTCATTTGTTGTTAACTGGGTGGGAACATCACCATCGTTTACTTCTATCAATTCTCTTGGAGAAACAAATACAGCAAATGCTAAGTCTTCTGTTAAGTCTGCGTCTGTTGGAAGTTCATCTAATATTAGTCCACAAAATAATGAGATTGGAAAGGGAGTACAAACAAAGACAGTTGGTGAAAATGTTGTATCAACATCACTGCAGTTCTTTGCAAGAACTAGACCCATCAAGTTTGTTATTGGAAGACTTAAGCCTCTAACTAAAGTCTCGGTATTCTTAGAAGGTAGAAATATCAATCGTTGGGTAAATCCCGATTTAAGATATACTGGAATCGCTGGAAATTCTCTATCCGCTTTTAATGGTGAGATTGTAACCGATGAAAATGGCAATGCCAGTGGTTTAATTCTACTTCCTGCTGGATATGCTCCTAGAGAAAACGCTACTTGGACTGGAGATGCTGATACGGTTGAATATGACGAGTCTTCAGAAGAACTACGTTTTACAACTGGCGAACTAACGTTCAGATTTACATCTAGCAGTATCAACGAAAATAAAGCAAATGTTGATACATATGCAGAAATTAAGTATTATGCTTCTGGTATTCTTCCACAGAATCCTTCGAGTATTATATCGACCAAACCTTCCTACTTTAAGTCTAACGAAGGCGTCCAGTTTGTTGAAAGTAACACTGATAATCCACTAAGACCAAATCCATTAGCTCAGGTCTTTAAAGTCGAAAACTTTGATGGTGGTGTATTTGTAACTGGTACTGATCTCTACTTCAAGAGTAAGAGCACAAATATTCCAGTCAGAGTTTACATGACTAATGTTGACTTTGACAAACCTGCAAAGAATATTGTTCCTGGCACAGAGAAGACACTGACTCCAGACACATACCTCAAGTGTTATGCATCTGGAAACGTTCAGGTCACTAAAGGCGAATATGTAGTTGGAACAAGTTCTGCTGCTTCTGGTCCTATCTCAAGGATTATCGATAAGAATGGAGTAGAAATTACACCATCATCCACTGGTGTTTATGCTCTAACTAATGAGCAAGTTTATACTCTTGTCTTGGGTAATCACAATGGTCGTTCTTTCTTACAGAATGAAGATCTAGAGATTCCTTCTGTAACATTAGCAAATGCTACTGGAGGAACAGACCTTAAACTAACAATTGCTAAAGATAGTGGTAAACTTTCCGATATCAGAATCACTAATCCTGGTGCCAACTATGACAGTGCTGTTTTAACTATTGAGAGTCCACAACTTCCTGGCGGTTCGGTAGCAACTGCTAAGATCAATGTTTCCGATGGCAGAATTTACAACGCTGAAGTATCAATTGCTGGTTTTGGTTATACCGAATCTCCATCAGTTGTCATTAAGGGCGTTGGTAATGGCGCTGGAGGATGCACCGTAGAGACGTTTATTGAGATTGATACTCCAGCAGTTAGAATGGGCGTAGCAACCGATTTTGAGGGTCTCACAGAGTCAACAACTCCAACACACTTTGCGTTCGATTACCCTGTATATCTGGAGAATGATTCCGAATATGCAATGGTTATTGAGACAGATTCAACTGACTATGAATTGTGGTCTTCTGCTTTAGGACAAACTGATCTTTCTACGAGCACAGTAATCACAACACAACCATCTCTTGGTTCTCTTTATAAGTCTCAGAATACTGAAAACTGGACTGAAGATCTAGATCAAGATCTCAAGTTTACGATCTATCGTGCTGAGTTTGATATCTCCAGACCTTCTGAATTATTACTTAAGAATGTAAATCTTGGTTATGAACTTCTAGAAATGAATCCAATTGAAACTGATGCTACATCAGAGTCTATTGCAACTTCTAAGTTATTCAAGAATAATAATAGTATTATCAAGATTAATCATAGAGACAATGGTTTTGAAGATGGTGGTAATTCATACGTCTTCTTCAGAGGTGCCAAAGAAACTGGTGGTATTCCTTCAGAGACATACAATACCAACCTATTCCAAGTTATGAACTCAGGTGTTGATTCATACAATATCAGAACCATCACCAAAGCATCCAGAAGCTCAATTGGCGGTGGACATGTTTATGCTACTTACAATAGAAAATTTGAAACTTTATATCCACAAGTTCACTATCTAACTGTTTCTGGAACAAAACTAGATACATCTGTCAGGACTACCAACATCATTCCTGTTGATTCTTCTACGACTAACTATACTTCATACTCACAAACAGGATTTGAGAGAACATTCCTCAATGAACCACATTATTTTGACAATCAAAAAGTAATTGCTTCCGAGATTAATGAAACTCTCAATAATATCAATAGATCTTTAACTTATAAGATGGAACTGTCATCTTCAGTTTCTCACTTGTCACCAGTTATTGATCTATCCAGTGCATCTGTCAAGACGGTATCTAATAGAATTGAAAATGCTAGGGGTCAAGAAAATAGATATGGCAGAAGAAATCAATTAATTGAGTTCTATCCAGTTTATTCATTCTCATTATCAACTACAACTCCTGGTGTTACATATCAAAATAACCAGAGCATCAAAGGTAAAACTTCTGCTGCTAATGGCACTATTGCTAAGGTTGACGGAAACCAAATTTGGGTCAAAGTTAAGACCAAGCAAGGATTTGCTGTTGGAGAAGAAGTTGAACTAACTCAATATGCAAGCACAGAGTCTGCTCCAACAATTAGTGTTGGATCAAATCCATCATTGATTACTCCTATTATCAACAGCTCAACTCAGTCTGCTGCTGGAGAATCAATTACAATTGTTGCTCGCAATCCAGTCGAGTCTAAGATTCTTGAAACGTATGACAATAGAATTACTGGCAAGTCTATTATTTGGAATAGAACAACCAGAGTATTGACTCTAAGAACTGATATTCAACCTATCAACGATAACTACACTGCTAGAATTATTGATAGCAATCTTTATGCTAGAGCAAATGAGGTTACCGATCAAATTGCAGACATCTTCCGTGTTGGCGATATTATTTCTTATCCAAACCAACCAGATGATGAAGCATTCTTTATGGAAGTAGCAAAGGTTGAGTATAGCAGCGGTGTTGACTTTGTTGCCGAAGATACTTCTAAGAATAGTTCATCTATTGCAAAGTATGTAACTAAAGAAGTATACATCACAAATCCCGCTACTGCGATTGACGTTCATCTACTTGCTAATGTTAAAGATATCTCTAATGTTGAAGTTCTCTACAAATATAAGAGAGCATCAAGTCAAGAGAATTTTGAAGATTCCGAATGGTTCTATTTCAATGAGTCTGGAGAACCTGATTCTTTAGAGATTGCAAGTGCAGAAAACACAATTTCAAGCGTTGTTGAGAAGCA